GTCCATTGGGTATACCATTAGCAGTTGCCATAGGTGCTCTTGGTATTGCTCAAGTTGCTACCATTGCACGTACAAAATATCAAGGTCGTAGACTTGGTGGAAGAATGAATCAAGATCAGCCTTATATGGTAGGAGAAGCAGGTCCAGAGTTAGTTGTTCCAGATAGACCATCAAATGTTGTGCCAAATAATAAGTTAGGGAATCAACAACCAGTAACTGTAAATTTTAATATCAGCACAGTTGATGCCAGGGGATTTAATGAATTGTTAGTGAACAGTAGAGGAGTTATTGTTAATATGATAAACCAAGCTGTAAATGAAAAAGGTAAAATGGCGATAGTATGAGTGGTGCTTTACCAAATGTTAGATTTAATGCGATTAATTTTAAAAATAATCAAAAAACATTATTTTCTGAAACTGATAGTGGAAAGACTTTTAGAAGGCAAGTTCAAGGGCAAAGATTTAGTTTTACAGTTTCATATCCACCAATGACAAGGGCAGAATTTGCACCAATCATGGCTTTTATAATGAAACAAAGATCACGTAAAGAAAGTTTCACAATTACCTTACCAAGTTATATGAATGCACAAGGCAATGAAACTGGTACATTATTAGTAAATGGAGCACACTCAGTAGCTGATACTACGATAGATTTAGATGGTTTTGCTAGTGATGGTGCAGGGCGATTAAAAGCAGGTGATTTAATAAAGTTCGCACATGATAAAGTTTACATGGTTGTAGAAGATGTAACTTCATCGAGTAATTCAGCAACAGTAACGATAGAACCACCATTAAGAGAAACATTAGCCAATAATAGTTCTGTTACATATGATTCTGTACCATTTACAGTACATTTAAGAAACGATGTACAAGAATTTAATTCAAGTAATAGTGATAAAGATGGTAATCTATTATTTAATTATGAGTTTGATGTTATAGAAAGTTTATAAATGGCTAGAGGTTTAACAAGTGCAGTAAAAACCGAATTGGCTACTGGAAATATAAATCCAGTTTTATTAATTGAAATAGGCTTTGCTACACCAGTTTATTTAACAAATGCAAGTTTTGATATAACTTCAAGTGTTTCTGGAACTTCAAGAACATATCTTTCTAATGGTCATTTAAAAGGCATTACTGGAATAAGTGAAACTAATGCACCAACAAAAAATTCATTAGTTGTGAGTTTATCTGGGGTAGATCAAACATATATTTCAATAGCTTTAAATGAAAATATAATAAATTCTAATCTTTATATTTATCGAGGATATTTAGATGGTAATTTATCTGTAATAGCTGACCCATTTTTATTATTTTATGGCACAATAGATGAATACAAAATTAGCGATAACACAAACACAGCAAATCTAAATCTTACTGTTACATCACATTGGGGTAACTTTTCAAAAACAAATGGAAGAACAACAACAGATAATTCACAACAAAGATTTTTTAGTGGCGACAAAGGCATGGAATTTTCTGCTTTAACTGTCAAAGATATTAAATGGGGCAGAATATGAGTAGTATTCATTTATACCAAGCAGAAAAAAAAGATGTTGAAAATATTTATGATTTATTAGTTGAATTTAAAAAAATTGATTTAGAGGGATTGAATTTTCCAGATATTGATAAACCAAAACTATTAGGTTTTATAAATACAATGTTACAAAGAGGTAAAATTATACTTTTAAATAATTTAGATAATGATGAATTAATTGGTTGTTGTATATTTCATAAAACTGAATTCTGGTTTAGTAAAGGTCAAATGATGAATATACATTTAATTTACATAAAAAAACAATTTAGAAATTATAAATTATTAAAAACATTAATTCAGAGTGTAAAAAAACTAGCAGATGATATACCAATATTTATAAGTGTTACAACTGGCCTAAAGATAGACCCAGTTTTTAAAAGACTTGGCTTTGAAAATTTAGGTAGCAACTGGAGATTGATGTAAATGTGTGGTGGTTTTTTAGGAGATATTGTTGATGGCATAGTCGATATTGTTACTGATGTCGTTGATATTGTCGTTGATGTTGTAGAAGATGTTGTAGGTTGGCTTGTGCCAATGCCAGAAATACCAGATTTTGGCGAATTAAAAACAGATCAAACAGCCAAAGGTGTATTGGTCAATAAATTTAGTGCAAATGGTCATATACCAGTAGTTTATGGCACAAGAAAAGTTGGTGGTAATGTCGTATTTTTAGAAACTTCTGGAACAGATAATCAATATCTTTATATGGCTTTAGTATTAAGCGAAGGTGAAATAGATAGTATTACATCGTTATTTGTAAACGATAACCTGGTAACATTAACTGGCTCTTTGACACATGGTGCTACAAGAAATGTAGCCAGTAGCGATGCAAATTTTTATGATGGCTCTAGTTTAATAAAAGTTCAAGCAAAACTAGGTAAAGATGATCAAACAGCTTCATCAATACTAACGCCCTTGAGTTCGTGGACAAGTAATCACAGACTTAAAGGTCTTGCGTATCTTGCTTTAAGATTTACATGGAACGCAGATAAATTTGGCTCATTACCAAGTGTTCAAGCTGTGGTAAAAGGTAAAAAAGTATATAATCCAAATTTAGATAGCACAGTTACTGGAGGTAGTGGCTCACATAGAGCAGATACAAGTTCTACATGGGAATATTCAGATAACCCAATTTATCAATTATTAGATTACTTAAGGAATGAACGATTTGGTATGGGTATAGCTAACAGTTATTTTGATAGCAATTTCGCAGATTGGCAAACAGCAGGAGATGTATGCGATACACAAATAACACCTTATTCTGGTGCAAGTCAGATTGATTTAATGGATAGTCATACTGTTATTGATACTTCAAGAAAAGCTATTGATAATGTAAAGGACTTTATACGAGGTTGTAGAGGGTTTTTAAATTTTTCTGCAGGTAAATACAAAATTTTAGTAGAAACCTCTGGTTCAGCTTCTATCAGCCTTACAGAAGACAATATTATTGGAGGTATAACTGTTCAAAGTAAAAACAAAAATTCAAGATATAATCGTGTAATAGTTAATTTCATTAATCCAAGTAAAAATTATCAATCAGATACAGTGCAATTCCCACCAGTAGACGAAACTGGTTTAGCAAGTGCAGATCAATTTTCAACAATGCAAACAGATGATGGTGGATTATTACTTGAAGGAAGATTTGATTTTTCAATGTTAACAAGTCCATATCAAGCACAAGAAATGGCTGAAATTATACTTAGAAGATCAAGATCAAGTCTTGATATATCGTTAAGAGTAGATGCAACAGCATTAGATTTATCAATAGGAGATATTGTTAATATTACACATGCTACACCAAGTTTTTCAGCAAAACCATTTAGAGTGCAGGGAATGACAGTTAATGCAGATCATACAATTAATCTGCAATGCACAGAACATCAAGATAGTTATTACACATTTGGTACACAACAAGAAGTTTCAACTATACCAGATACAACTTTACCTAACCCATTTTCAGTATTGCCACCTGCAAGCATCACATTATCTGATGAATTAGTTGAATATGCAGATGGTATTGTTATAACAAGACTTTTAATAGCCATAGGAGCATCAACCGACCAGTTTGTGGATAATTACGAAGTACAAATAAAACAAACTTTAGATGCAGATGGTAATGCTGTAACAGATGATTTTAGAGAAATTGCAGTTGGAAAAATCCTTAATTATCAACACCTTAATGTAATAGATGGAGCAACTTATCAAGTCAGAGTTAGGGCAGTAAATACAATCGGGATTAAAAGTACATTTATTTCTGCTACTAGAGCAATAGTTGGTGGAGTAGATGTGCCTAGTAATGTGGAAGATTTTGCTGTTGAATTACATGGACAAAACCATTTGAAACTTACATGGACACCACCATCGGCAACAAGTGATTTAGATATATCGTTTTATGACATAAGGTTTCAAGATACTTTAACTGGTGCAAGTTGGCTTCAATCAACAAATTTAGTTAGATGTCCTAGACGAAAATGTGATAATGCTATTGTACCTGCAAGAATTGGTTCATATTTGATTAAAGCAGTTGATAAAAATGGCAATAGTTCAGCACAAGAAACTATAGTTACAACAAATATATCTGGCATTCAAAGTTATCAAACTATTTCAACATTTACAGAAACACCAAGTGTTTTAACATCATTAGATCAAATGGATTCAACTTTCCCTTTAACAGTAAAAATTGACCCAGATGGAGATACAATTTTAACATTAGACACAGTAACAAATTTTGATGATACACAAGGTAATTTTGATGATGCACAAGGAGAGTTTGAATTAGGTGGTACTGATACAAGTTCAAACCCAACCTTTTTTAATTCAAATAGAGATGCAAAAGGATTTTATAATTTTACAAATACTTTATCACTTACGCAGGTTTATGATGGCAATATAGAACCAACAATTACACTAGATGCAGAAAATCCTTACGATTTATTTGATAATGGCAGAGGTGCATTATTTTTTGATGAAGCTCAAGCACCATTTGATGGAACAGAACAACTACATGCTTTTCATAGGGTGCAAATAGCAACATCAACAACTTCATTAGCAGATTGCACAAACTTTACAGATGTATCACAATCAGCAACATTTAAATTTAGATTTGCAAAGTTTAGATTAAAATTATCTAATGATGATGCTCAAACTTCTAGTAATGTAAGTCAAATTGCTATAAAATTAAATATGGAAGAAAGAACTTTTGCAGAAAATGACCTGGCAACTTCATCTGGGAGTAAAACGATAACATATACAAATCCATTTTATGCTGTACCTGCACTAGGAATATCAGCACAAAATATGCAAAGTGGAGATGTTTATACGATAACTTCTAAAACAGTAAATGGGTTTACAATCAGTTTTTCAGATAGTGGTGGAAGCCCAGTTGATAGGACTTTTGATTACATAGCAAAAGGATATGGGTTGCAAAGTTAACAGAAAAAAGGTATAGATCAAGTATGGCACAAGTTTCAGATGTAAGTTTAGCGAATCAAGGCTTTAGTTCATTTAGAACTGAATTGAACAATATTTTAAGTGCATTAAATTCAAGTCATGTGGGAAGTTCAGCACCTGCTTCAGCAGTTGCAGGGACTATATGGGTTGATAATTCTGCCACAAATACACTTTCAATTAAGATAAATGATGGGACAGATAATTTAGAAATATTTAGTATTAATACATCAACAAATGCTATTACATTACCAAGTGGAGTTGCTATAACAGAAAGCGACCCCAATGTAGTGCCACTTGCTATAGCATTGGGATAAGGAGAAACTATGGCTAATACATTTAAAGTAAAATCAAATGGGGCAATGCCTGCAAGTGCAGGAACACCATTAACACTATATACAGTACCAAGTGGTACAACGACAGTAGTTTTAGGGTTGGTTTTATGCAACATACATACAAGCCAAGTAACAGTAGATGTTCAGTTAGTATCAGATACAAGCGATACAGAAACAAATGAAACAGTATTTTTAGTAAAAGATGCACCAGTTCCAGTAGGTTCAAGTTTAGAATTATTGGGTGGTAATAAGGTTATCTTGCAAACAACAGATATTATAAAAATAGATTGTGATGTATCTGGTAAAATTGATGCAACACTATCAATTATGGAGCAAACCTAATGCCATACTTAGGAAACCAAATAACAACAGTATTTCCAACAAGTATTAGTGTAACAAATGCTTCATTAAGTGGAAATTTATCAGTTGGAGGAACTTCTACAACAACTGGATTATTAACAGCAAATGGAAATG